TAGACAAGCTGCGATGATCTTGGCCGTAGATATATGGCAAGCGCGCCAGGTATCTCAGACAGGCGGCGTAGGACTCGATGGCTTTAGCCCTAGCCCTTACCGCATGGGTAACAGCATGATAGGCAAGATACGAGGCCTACTAGCCCCGTACATGAGTCCGAACAGCATGGTGGGGTAAATGCCTACTGCTGCCATTACAACGTTGCGTAGCACCATCGCAACGGCTTTAACCAATAACGGAGTCTGGTCGGTATTCGCATATCCACCTGCAACGATCTTGGCTAACAGTTGCGTGGTATTACCGGCAGATCCATATTTAACACCTAGCAATAACAGCTACATAACTATTTCGCCGATGGCTAATTTTAAGATTCTGCTAACTGTGCCAATGTTTGATAACCAAGGCAACCTGCAGGGCATTGAGGATTTCATCGTTGCGGCCTATACAAAACTAGCTGCATCTAATCTTGTATTTAATATAACTAGCGTTAGCGCGCCTGGCGTATTAAATGCTGATAGCGGTGACTTACTAACCGCTGAGTTCACCATATCCATACTATCGAGCTGGAGTTAAAGCATGTCACTTACAGATGAGGATAAAGCGTTTTTGGTCAAGATCGGCCAGATACCAGCGGAAGCACCAACGCCGCAAAAAGTAACAAAAACACAACCAACAGCAACCGAGAATACAGAGGAATAAATAATGGCCATTTTTCTATCCAACGGGGTTGTAGTCACTTTGAACTCAGTCGATCTATCAGATCACGTTACAAGTGTCACAATCAACCGCGTATTTGATGAACTAGAAGTAACAGCTATGGGCGATTCAGCTCATAAGTTTGTTAAAGGTTTAGAAGCAAGCACAGTAACTATTGATTTTCTTAATGACACAGCTGCATCTGAAACCCTACAAACTTTACAAGCTGCATGGGGTACAACAGTACCGCTAACACTAAAGCAAACAAGCGCAGCTATATCAGCTGCCAACCCGGAGTATCAAACTACTGTTTTAGTTAATAACACAACAGATATTAATGGCGCAGTTGCCGATATTTCTACACAGTCAATTACCTTTACCTGCAACAGCGTAATTGTTGTAGATACAACAGTATAACCAACTAAGAATAGGGGCTAACAGATGGCTAAGTTAAAGATCACAAAGGCTGATGGATCGTTATCTGAACACCAGATAACACCATCGATCGAATACGCGTTTGAGTTATATGCAAAGAAAGGTTTTCACAAAGCCTTTCGCGATGATGAAAAGCAGTCAGATGTTTACTGGTTGGCGTGGGAGTGTTTAAGAGCTGCAGGCGAAACCGTGCCAATGTTCGGTGCACCGTTCTTAGCAACACTTAAAAAGGTTGAGGTTCTGGATGATGACCCGGAACTATAGGGCGTGACTCGTTTACTTACTTGATCGCACGGATCAGTTTGGAAACGGGTATCGCGCCCAATGATTTACTAGCACTAGATAGCAGGATGTTTAAGACTTTACTGCAGGCGATGAAAGATCGAAATAAGGAGATGCGAGATGCCAGCACAGGTAGTAGGCGGAATCGCGCTTCGTAAAGCCCTTAAAAAATTTACGCCCGATCTAGCTAAAGATACGCAAAAAGAAATGGCTAGTTTGCTTAAACCTATCGTGTCTAAGGCTCGTGGATTTATTCCATCGCAAGCCCCGTTATCGGGCTGGGCTAAAGCATCTGGTAATGGCAAGTTCCCAGTATGGGATGGCAGAGGCGCTAAAGGCGGCGTTGGTTACAAAACTACACCTAGTAGAGTAAACCGATCAGGCTTTAGATCACTAGCTCGTATTCAAAATGCATCCGCATCGGGTGCAATCTATGAAACTGCTGGCCGTGTACATACCTCTGGGCGTGAGCAAGCAAAAATGCGTGAGGTTGTAATTCCTACTTATCGCCGCGATACCGGGGCTGGCGAATATCGTTACATGACAAGCACTAATAAAAAATACGGCAAGAGCAATAACCCAGAGGCTGGTTATTTATTCGTGCAATCTATGAACCAATACAGCAAGATCGTAGATGCTAATAATCAAACAGGCGCAGGCCGTAGATCCCGAAAGATGAAAGGCCGTGCGATATTTAGAGCATGGTCAGAGGATGGCGGCAAAACTAACGCAGCTATTCTTAAAGCTATTGAAGTATCTAGGGATAAGTTTAATCGGGCTGTGGGGTATAACTAATGGCCGTTGATCCATCAGTAAGAATTGATATAGCTGCCGAATTTACTGGCAGAAAAGCATTTAAACAGGCAGATACATCTACAGCTCAGTTATCTAAAAACGTAAAGAATTTAGCCAAGACTTTTGGAGTCGCGTTTAGCGCAACTAGGGTATTGGCCTATGCCAAGGCATCGGTAAAGGCTGCTGCGGCCGATCAGAAGGCTCAACAGCAATTAGCCCTAGCACTTAAAAACGTAGGCTTAGGTCGAGATGCAGCAACCGCTGAAGGTTACATACAGCGCATCGAAAAAGAGTTTGGCATAGTTGATGACAAGCTGCGCCCCGCCTATACAAAGTTAGCGATAGCCACACGCGATACAGCTGAAACTGAACGCTTAATGGGTATCGCTATGAATATAAGCGAAAATAGTGGTAAAGACTTAGAGTCAGTTACAGCTGCGCTATCAAAGGCTTACCTAGGCAATAACGCCACGCTTAGCAAGTTAGGCATAGGCATATCTAAAGCCGATCTTAAAACTAAGTCATTTAAAGAGATTACAGATCAGTTAGCCGTTACCTTTGCAGGGGCAGCTAAGACATCTGCAGATTCGTTCTCTGGCTCGATGGACAAACTGGCTATTGCCTCAAATAATGCTAAAGAGATTATTGGTACAAGCCTTATAGGTGCGCTGCAATCCTTAGGCGAGGATGACACCATGGCTACGCTTAGTAGCGATATTGAAGGCGCAGCTACATCTTTGGCTAATTTCGTTGATTCCGTTGTATATTTGAAAGAACAAATTAAATCTATACCGGGTGCTGGCATTTTTGGTTATTTATTTAGCGGCGTTACTGATCTGCTAGGCAGATTTAGCCCACAACGTTTAGCCGAATTGGTTAAAAGCATTAAAGGCTTCCAAGGCATGGGTAACGTAGCCATGACTGGTGGCTCAAATATGGACACCCAAAAATTTGAAGCCAGTCAAAAGAAATTAGCAGCTAGTAAAATTAAAGCCGATAAAAATGCAGCTGCCAATAAAGCAAAACTAGATAAAGCCGCTGCTGTATTTGAAATACAAAAAATTCAGATAGCCGCTGCCCTAAAGGGCAAGATAAGCGAAGAAGAAAAAGTACGCCTATTACTTATGCAGGCTATTGAGGAAGGCAACGCAGATAAGGCCGAGGCACTAGCTAAAAAGTTAGAGGAGATCCAGGCAAAAAATGCCAAGATTGCTGCCGATCTTTTAGCAATCGGTGCGGCCAAAGATCCGTTTGCTACATGGGCAGGCAGTTTAGCTTTAGCATTATTAGAGCTTGGTAAATTTAACAAAGGCATAAAAGATATTCCTGGTTTAGTTCCGGGTGTCAATTTCAATCCTAGTCAAAATAAAGATCGCAATTACGATCAAGCCGCTGCCGCTGCCGCTGCCGCAGCTGCCGCTGCTGCCAAAGCCGCTGCAGACAAAGCTGCTGCAGACAAGGCTGCCGCCGAAGCTGCAGCTATATTGGGCGGTGCTGCCGAAAAAGAAGCCGCAGACAAAGCTGCTGCGAATGCCGCCGCTGCTAAACTTGCTAAAGATGCAGAAGCTGCCGCTGCCGCTGCCGCAGCTGCTATTCTCGCTGGCGCTGGTATTACTAATAATCCTGCTCAAAATGCAGATCGCAATTATGATGCTAAGCGTGCTGCAGAAGCTGCCGCAGCTGCCTCTGCCGCTGCCTTAGCTGCAGCACCTACTAATACTGCCACTGGCGCTGGTATGACTTTCAATCCAAGTCAAAACAGAGATCGCAATTATGATGCTGCTAACCCCACACAAATTACTATAGTTATTGAAGGCAACGTATTAGATGGTGATGACTTCACTGAGAAGGTAAACAATTCATTATTAAACGCTTATAGGCAAGGTTTACCACGCATACCTGCCGGCACGTTAGTAGAGCTGCCCTAATGACAGTCCCAGTTATTAACGCGGTCATTAACTTTTCTACTGGCCCTAGTTTTGCACAGGCATTTATTATTGGCGAAGGCATACTAGGTACTAATATCCTTGCCGATGCAGCTGCAGTTATCGTAGATGTCAGCGATGTAGTAGATAGCGTAAGCATTAAGCGCGGCCGTAATGCTCAGGCAGATGAATTTCAAACAGGTACGCTAACCCTGCGTATCGTGGATCAGAACGGCGATTTTAATCCACAGAACCCGAGCAGCCCATACTTTGGCCTACTAGATCCAATGCGTAAGGTATCTATATCCGCTACTTATAGCGGCGTTACTTATCCGATGTTTGCAGGGTTTATTACTAGCTACACAACCACTACCCCTAAAAATGCTACCGATGTAGTTTATACAACCATCCAAGCCGTAGATGCATTAAGACTGGCTCAAAATGCCCAGATCAGTACAGTCACAGGTGCGACAGCAGGGCAATTATCTGGCACACGCATTAACGAGATCCTTGATGAGATTTCATGGCCAGCATCTATGCGTGATGTAGATGCAGGTTTGACCACGATGCAGGCAGACCCCGGCACAGCTCGTACATCCCTAGCCGCATTACAAACTGTTACCAATAGTGAGTACGGCGCGTTCTACGTTGATGCCTCTGGATCTTTCGTATTCCAGGATCGATCAGTAACTACAGCAAGCATCGCAGGCACACCTACAGTATTTAACGATAACGGCACAGATATTGGCTATTTTAATGCCGTCTGGCGGCTAGATGACACGCTTATATTCAACCAGGCTAACGTGACCCGCACAGGTGGCACAGTACAAAACGCTACTAACGCAGCTAGTGTCGAGAAATATTTCGCCCATACTTACAATATCCAGAACTTGCTAATGCAGACCGATGCAGTAGCCCTGGACTATGCGCAGGCATACGTTGCCAGCCGTGCAGAAACCAGCGTTAGATGCGATGCGATCGAGCTAGATCTTTACACAGATAACTATGCCAATGGCATATTAGCCGCGCTTGATTTAGATTTCTTTGACCCGGTAACTATTACTACTAACCAGCCAGGTGCATCTACCTTAACTAAGACCTTACAAGTTTTCGGCGTGGCGCATAACGTTACCCCGAATAAATGGCGCACTACCTTCACTACACTTGAACCCGTAATAGACGGGTTTATATTAGATTCAACCCTATTTGGCGTACTTGATACGTCAGTATTGAGTTACTAAGGAGATAAGAAAATGGCTAAACAGACGTTTACAACTGGCCAAGTCTTAACGGCTGCACAAATGACTAGCCTGCAACAGACGGCTATGGGCGGTGGATCTACTACGGCTAAGACAGTCAGCTACACGCTAGTAGCTGCCGATGCCGGCACAGTAGTACAGATGAACAGCGCAAGTGCTACAACCATTACAGTCAATACTGCCCTGTTTGCAGCTGGAGATAGCGTACAGATTCAAAATATAGGTGCAGGTGTTTGCACAGTAACAGCTGGTACGGCCACAGTTAATACTGCTGGATCGCTTGCTTTAAGCCAATGGGAAGGCGGGCAACTTTATTTTACTGCAACTGGTGCATCCGTATTCTTTGACACTATACAGTCAGGCGCGGCTCAAAAAGTTATTCAAGTGGTGCAAGGTACAACAATTACGGCGGTGGGTAATTCTACGAATACCTATGCCGACACAACATTGACGGCTACAATTACACCAACGTTAGCGACTAGCAAAGTATTAGTTTTAGTTTCTCAAAATGGTTTAAATAAATCTAACGCAAACGCAGCTAATCGTATGAGTATGAGATTATTACGCGATGCAACTCAAATTGTTTATGTGTCTGATGGCACAGGTAATACAGGTACAACCATGCAACTTCAATCTGCGACTAATTCAGTCAATTATTTAGATTCACCGGCTACTACTTCAGCCACGACATATAAAACACAATTTTTAAACCCCGCTAACGCGGCAAGTATTGCTGTTCAAGTAAACGGAACTGAAATGTCCACAATAATTCTCATGGAAATAGGTGCATAAAATGGCAACAGCTAGAGATGTTTTAACCATGCTTATTCCTAATGGCGGCTGGATAGTCACGGGTAATGACTACAAAGGAATTCAATTTATCGCCTGTGATCCCATTAGCGAAAAAGAATTCCTAGATGGATTTGCGGCGGCTGATAAATGGCTTAAAGATCAAGAGAAAAAGCAAATAGCAGACAAGGCTGCACTACTGGCCAAGTTAGGCATAACAGCCGATGAGGCAGCCCTGCTACTGGCATGAGTGCGATCAGCTATAACGGCTGGCCAGCCTCTAAAGAGGTTGAGTCAATCCGTATCAAGTCTTACCCGATCAAGGGCAGCCACGTTAAGCTGCGCTGCGCATATTTTGCTGCGCCTTTATTGGTTGCCTTTGCTGAGTCTTTTCATGAATTGATCGAGCCGATCGATGGCGGTGCGCTAGACGATTGGGGCTACTGCTATCGGGATGTTAGAGGCGTACCGGGCAAGTTAAGCAATCACAGCAGCGGTACGGCTATAGACCTTAACGCGACTAAGCATCCGCTAGGCAAATCTGGCACTTTTGAGCCAGGTGAGGTGACAATGATCTTGGCACTAACCCGCAAGTACGGCCTTATTTGGGGCGGTACATGGACACGCAAAGATGAAATGCATTTTGAGGTGGGCATAGATCCTGTAAAGGCTGCCAAACTAATAGAAAAATTAGGGCTGCAGTACGACAAACCTAAAGGGCAATTAGGAGTAAGACCATGAAAGAACAAGCTAAGGCCGCTGGCCTGTCATACCTACGCGCTGCGTTTAGTTGCGCAGCTGCGCTTTACATGTCCGGCATTACAGATTACAAGACACTAGGCAACGCGTTCATAGCAGGACTGCTCGGGCCATTATTGCGAGCCATGAACCCTAGCGATCCTACTTTCGGCGTAAAGTAATGACAGCCGCCCAGTCGCTATTAGCAATAGCCATAGGTATCTGCACACTTATGGGGTTTGCGGCTGGGCTGGTTCGCCATCTAGTTAAATATTATCTAAGCGAATTACGCATA